CCATGAGAGCAACCCAAGTCAAGAACATATCCTCCATTCGTCACAATTGGAGCAATCATTCTGATTACGGTTTCGCGCATGTTTTCATAGCCAGGTATTGAACGACCGAGCATGTCATCAAAGACATTTGCTACATCTTCGTTGAATGACCATTCTTGGCCTGGGATAATTTCATCTCTCATAATTCAATTCCTAATCTCTTCGAGAATGCCGCCTTTGCTTCTTCTGCCATGCCTAGGCGCAAACCACCAGGATGAGGAAGGTCAAACTCAAATTCAATTGCTGCCTTAAGTTCTTCAGGGCTTATCTTTCGTGGATTAGAACCAACTGCTTGAACGAGACCGTTTTTGGCTGTCAAGAATGTTTCAACAGTCTTAAATCCATGCTGAACTAATTCTTTGAACTCAATCTGCGTGTGGTACTTCTGCACCTTTGGCTTGGCGGCAATATCAGAAACAATAATTCGCGGCTCGTAATCAAGCGGAAATCCGCCACTTGATGTGTCGTGTCCTTTCTTGACATCACCACGGGCATGATTGTGCCATCTATCCGACTCTGTGCATATCGCAGCGGTATGTAATTTTGTGTGTGGCGAGCAGAGAGCAGCCACAAGTTTTATTACATGGATTCTGTCTTGCAGAAATGGGATGCTGTTGAAAACACTGGCGATAAAGATTGAATCAAACTCTGTTCCTTCAGCAACACGCTTCAAGAACCTTTTAGTTAATTCTCTTGCGCCTTCTGTATCGATTGTTTCGTTATCTTTGGCAAGAAAGAACGGCTCAAACGGAGTGCAGTCAACACCTAGACGGTTTAAGATGTCTGTCTTGTCGCAAAGACCAGCGCCAAAGTCAATTACAGTCGTTCCGTAGTAACCCTTCCAAAGTTCAACATGCTTTGGGTCATCAAGATGGAATGCACCATTGCGATTTCCAGAAGGAACAAAGTGACGCAAAAAATCTTCCAAAAATGTTGGAGTAAGTATTTCTACTCGCTGGTTCTTCCGTCTGAAAGAATTATGTCGAAGCAGGTCTGCATATCTTTCTTGGATATCAAAGTCCATGGATAAAAGATTGAGCATCGCAGTAACAGCATCTTCAATCTCTGATGGAACGGTCACTACATTGATAAAATCGTTTCCTTCTTGCGCTGCAAATGTCAGTCGCGCGCGACCATTTAAAACCTTAAATTCTGGAGTGCAAATAACTGGCATTGATGGGAGTCCGTGAGACTTAATCTGCCCAGCCATGACAATCGCGTGCTGCTCCATCCAGCGCTCGTTTTTGGTCATGAGGCGCAGAACGGACTGGGGCTTCATTTTCATGACTGGATACCAGTCTGGGGAATCCACCTCAATATCTGGCAGTGAATTTATTTTATTAATCATCTCGTCCATCGACAAAAGGGCTTCCTTCATGTCGGTAGAGGACTGGTTCTTGTAAAGGTCGTTTGTGGCACGGTTGTAGAGCACATTTATGCCCATACGACGCTCTACGGGCATTTGGGGTGTCCTAACCACAGGAACGGTCTTTGCGCCCATCCTGGAGGCTACTAGGTGCCTTTGGTGGCCACTTAGAATCTCTCCGTTTACATCAGCGTAGATAGGGAGAAGCCAGCCAAATTTACGCAGGGATAACTCCACCAGATTTAGGCGTTCTTCATCGGCTTTTCTGGGGTTGTAGGCAGAAGGCCGTAGGTCGCCTATAGGGGTCAGAACTGGCTTCACAGTATCTAGTTACTCGCTTCTGCGGGCACTCTTGCGCTTGGAGCGGCGCTGGCGTGTACTAACCCAAGAGTCGCCTTGGATATTCAGCATCTCCATCATTCCGCCACATACTTCCTCATACGAGAAGCCATATGCCTTAAACATTTCTTCTTCCCATGCATCGAAGTACGAGCGCTCAAACTTGATTTCCCACTTACCGATATTGGCAGTCACATTTCGTGGCTTATCCTCATCAGTTGCTTTGCCCTTTTCTTCCTTAATGCCCCACCCAGCAACATCGCTAATCAATTCGTCGACATCATCTCCGCTGTAACCAGTTCCGTCAAACGATGACATTGCACGCAACATCTCAGCGAGTTCAACATGGTCGTATGTTGCAAGGTCGGCAGTTTTATTGTCAACAAGAACAATCTTTGCAGCAGCGTCATCATCAAGGTCAACAAATGTTGCAGCGATTTCTTTCCAGCCCAACATCTTTGCTGCTTTCCAAGTATGGTTTCCAACAAGAATTGAGTTGTCTGCTTTGTTGACAACAATCGGCCTGAATTGTCCGTTTTCTTTCAGTGACTCAGCGATTACTCCGATGTCTCCTTGTCGAGCATTCATTGGATATGGGAAAACGCTATTGATATCAACATTCGTTGTTTCTGTAATAACGGATTTCATTCCAGCCTTAGCAACTGGCTTTTTCTTAACAGTTGCTTTTCGTGGGCGCGGTGGAATTGCTTTTGCATCAAGAAGATTGAGTCGTCGACGCAATTCATGAAGTATTGAATCGTTATCTTTGTAGGCGCTTTCAAAGTCTTTTGACCAATCAGCATAGATATCATCATCCACAAGAACGCGATACGAACCTACGCAAATACGAATCCCATCTCCAATTTTTCCTGTGCGCTCACCATCTGGAGCAGTGAACTCTCCAACACCGCTCATAAGCGCCTGTAGTTGGTCAATGTCTACACTTGTAAATCCAGTTCCTTCTAGGTCAGAAAGACTTGATAGAAGTTCAAGTAGTTTTGAATCGTCGTATGCCGAAGCATCAGAGGTGCGGTTGTCTGCAAGCACAATCTTTCGCGCTTCATGCTCATCAACATCTACCCATGAAACAGCAATCTGCGTCCAGCCAAGACTTCTTGCAGCGCGCCAAGTATGGTTGCCAGCGAGGATGGAATTATCTTTGCGATTAACGACGATTGGCTTGTACTGTCCGTTTACCTCAAGCGATTTTGCAATAGCGTCAACATCTCCACGACGAGGATTTTGGTGATATCCCTTTAGGATTGAGATATCTACAACTTCTGTATCGACTTTAATTTGTTCTGACATAACTTCCTCTGCACAATGGTATAGAGGGAGTATAGCCTATTCGATAATCTTGCGCTTGTTTAATTCCATAATCTTGCGGATTTCGGCAATATGGGCGAGGTTCTCTTCTGGAGTGCAGGGCTTTTCAGCACCAGACTGAAGCGCCAACTGATTCGCAGCAATTTGACTGCGGCGCTCAATCGGGTCAATAATCTGTCTGAATTCTGCCCATGACGGCCAGTACTTTGAGTTCATCTCAATAGAGCGAACTGCAGATTTTGCCGATTCATATGAATACGGGGCAAGATTTTCTTCCCATCTCAAAACTTCTTCAACAATGAGTTTCTTTGATGGAAAAATTATATTAAGTTCAGCGACTATTCGGTCTGCTTCATCTGCGGTCATTCCAAATTCCTTCAATTATTTTGTGTTGCAACTCGGTAACTTCTTCGCTCATGAACGGGTCTAGGTCTGTTCCTCTAATCATGTTGGCTACATCAATTTTTGCCTGAGCAAGCATATTAAAATATGTCTGCCCGTAACGCCAGCCAAATAGCCTGAACAACTTCTCATGCCGAATGCTTACATCGGCTATGAAGTCAGTGTAAGAAAGATACTGGGTCATAGGGTGTAATGGTCTCGCCACTGCGATGGACTGTGATTCTCGCGAACCTTTTCAGCAGTCTCTTCGCTGTCATACATGCGAACAATGTGTACGCAGTACTCTTCGCTTCCGTCGTACATCGTTTCTTCTTCTTCTGGGGTTAGCGGCAATCCATCATGCAGATAGCAAACTGGCGGTCCACACCAACCTTTTTCAATTCCGTATTTCATCCATTCGTTAAAGTCCATTTTATGCTCCTCGTTGTTTTCTTGCTTCTTTAATTGCATCCCAGCCTGCAGGAACTGCTTTAGCAGTTACATCGTCTTGCGATAGAGATGACCAGTGATTGACGAGCGCTGGTGGCGTTAGCACTATCCCGTCATACCGCTTCCTATAACGCTCTGCGCGAACATAAATCTCATCGGCAGTAGCCTGACTTTCTTTCAGCAACTTGCAGCAACCGCCGTACTTGCTTCTTTCAGACTGGTTAAGCGTAGTTTGGTCAATGCCGCAAACATCCATTACAGCGTTCCAAATCGGGTCTTGCGGACGCTCTTTCTTTACAGGAGAGGTTGCCTTCTTTTTTGCCACTGGCTTTTTTGGCTCAACTGGCACAACCTCTACTACTTCAAGTTGTAATTGCTCAGTCTGAATCTCGTCATCATCGTCGTCAATTGGAATATTCATCGGTATATCTGGCCAACTGTCTTGGATAAGAACAGTAAAAAGACTGCTTTGATTATGGCGTAGTTGTCTTTTAAGTTCGCCCATCTCAATCAATTTTTTAATGATGCGCTTTACTGTGCGCTTATCAAGACCAGCCTTGTGAGCGATATGCCTAATGGATGGAAATGCATTCGTACCGTCTTCCCACGCATTATCTGCAATGGCAAGAAGAACTAACTTATCGTTTCCAGTTGCCTTAGATTTTTTCCATACCCTAGTGGTGCAATATACGCTCATGACTTCTTCCGAATGGATACCCTTTCTGTCTTCTCAACTTCACAGAAGTCGTCTGGGTTGAGTCCAGGAATCATAGCGCGCAGTGCTGTTACTCGCCAGTCGCGAATTGCTGCTGCATCAGCAATATTCTTCACCACAACATCAATAATCGGCTTTGCAATTACCAATAGGTCAATTACCTCTCCAGTATTTGGGTCGATTACTCTGCTATCCTCATCAGCAAGAGAGGTGTTAACAACCGCCTCAAGCAAAGTCTTATGCTCCCAATTTTTTCTACTTGAACTGACCTTACGCTCGGCAACATGAGTCCCATAATCGCGAACCTTTTCACCGTTAAGACGCATCCATGCGACAAGCAACTCGTTTATAGAGTCTTCGATTTGTCGTGTCTGACGCTTAAGTTCAGCGATATTGACAAGGGCGTTGAAGCCATCGTCTGGGTTGAATTCGCTAGTACCATCTTCGAAACTCTTGATGGAAAGACCAGCGGTCTCGGAAAGTACATCCATTACTGATTGTATTTGTTCATTAATTTTCATCGTTTCTCCATACTGTGATTTTTAGTCCTGGTTGGTCAACATTTTCTGTGGACACTAATACTGAATCAACTTCTGCTGACCAGTTAGTTCCGTTGTCAATTTCTTTGGCTAAAACTCTTGAGATAAACATTGGGAGATACCCAATCATCGCTCCTTGAGAACTAACCTTGATTGCGTTGGCGTCATACTCGTTATCCATGTCGCGCTCTAATTCAAGAGACACTTTTCCTAGAGCGATGCTGGCGCTAATAGAAAAGATTGACTGCGGATAATTTTCACAGAATGACACCCCAACGACTTTTGTCGTAAAGATATTTGGTGTCATCATTAGTCTTCTTGTGAAGCAGCCTCAAATAGGTCCATGATGGCGTTGTATTCACGCTCTGGCATATTTTCTTCCCACTTTGATGGGTCGCCAAATGCGAGGATTACTTCCTTTTGTGCATGCTCGCTAAGCAAAGCAAAAGCGGCTTTCAGCGGTGCTGATGGAAGCATGCTGTCTGCATCTGCTTCTTCTCTAGCGGCACGAATTCCCTGAAGTGCAACCATCAGATTATTTAGGTCGCCCTTTTCCATGGGCCATGAACGACCATTTAACTTGTCGTGGTGGTCACGAAGTGATTCAAGTTCATCAGGTGAAAGGTCAGCACACATTGTCTTAAATGTACGGTGTGCGTCTTCAAGTTCGCCTTCATTCTTCCAGCCCTCTAAAAGAGGCTTTGTTGCTTCTTTTTGCGGGCTTTCTTTTGATTCAACTGTTGGTACTTTGCTCTCAACTTGTACTCCAGCAATCGCCGACTTGGTTTCAAGAGTTTGGTTTGCAACTTGAACTACAGGTGTAGTCACGACCTTTACTCCAGTCTTTGCTTCACGAAACTTCATAAGAATTTTAAGGTCTGTCATTGTGTCTGGATATCCAGCCTTCTTCATTGCACGACCCATTGCCTTTGAGCAAAGTGCGTGCCAAGAGTCGGTATCTTTTGCACCACGAACATCAGACTCTGCCTTATAGGCAACAATTGGGCTTTCATCGCCCTTATATCGCGTTACCAATGCAACGCAAATCTTTTCATCTTTCTTTGAGAATGTGGAAGGAATTCCAATCTCACTCGGAGTGCTTTCCGAGAATTCAATCGATGCATCTGGCCAATCAGCCTTAAACATCGCCCAGCGCACCGAAGTGCTTAGGTAGTCTTCAAAATTAATAGCAGCCATGCGGCCTCCTCTGTTAGTTATGTAGTTCGACTATACACCAGCAATATTCAAATAGCAACTTTTATTTTTCTACAGCAGCGCTATTTGCAATTGAATCAATTGCTGCTTTTTGCTGGGTGACAATACTTTTAAGAATTGCGTTTTCACGAGCCAGTAAAGCAATTTGATTGCTGAGTTCAAGCATCACTTGGTTGATATCTGGTGAGATGTCCATTTTTTTTACTTTCTTCTATCTAAGGTCTATCTGTGTAACTTTGCCAGTTCTAAAGTCTAGCCCAGCAAACTGCTCAAAGTCATCAAGACTTCGCTCAGAACCAAGAGCATAGCGCCCAATTTCTCTTTGCGTCATAATTCGGAAATATTCTGCCTTTGAATCAGAGTCTAATTTTGGCCATATTTCTGGGAAATCCTGCCAAGCATGATGCCGTCTTACATATTTTTGCTCTTGCCCTGACGCATATAGGTGCCAAACAATGTCCATGTGCGGAACCACTAAGTCGAATCCGCTAGTAAATGCTCTCGCGGCAATCAGTGGCTCTTCTCCCCAAAATGCAATCTTTGGGTTTGGCGTTATTTGGTGGAACGAACCTTCAGTAAAGATAAAGCCGCCTGATACAGAAGCCGTAAATGCGCAATGCTTGTCCATTGACATTGCTGTCTGAGATGGAATTCTGATATTTGAGAACTGCAGTTTGTTCTCGTGAAATGAGATTCTTGTTGGGTGGTAGTCAATATTCCTTACTTCTCTAGAAGGAACATACCGCTCGTTCATCTGCGCGTCGTATGAATATGTAGATGGATATTGGGTAATCAATGGCTTCTTAATCCCAAAGTACTGGTACATAGAGAATGCATCTATTAAATGCTTATCCCAATTTTTTACGAACCTCATATGGGAGTCAATCTGAAGATAAAAATCTTCTTCATCGTAAAAATTATTAGCAATTTTTCTAGATAGTTGAAGCCCAATATTCTGAGGAGCAAGGCTATTTACTTGCGAAACTTTAGCATTTTCAAACTTTGGGTAATCCAACTGCATTTCGTCATCTGTTAGATAACAGTTGTGCACTCCAAAATGAAGGTAGTTTTCTCCAGAAGATTGGTGAACTGCATCAATAATTGTTTTCTGCAATTCAAGGTCTCTATATGAAGGAATCTGGATAAAAACGCTTTTCATTCCCATACCGCTGATGCGCATTTTGTGCAGATTGTTTTAAGCGAGTGAGCAATCATTTTGGCATGGTCTTCAGACAGCCAAATCTCTCTCAAATTGTTCTCTTTGAAAGAACCAAAAACATAGTCAAAGTTGTAGTCGTTGCAACATATAAATGCCTCGCCAATTGCATTTACATGGAGCCATCCATAGAGCCTTCCAGTAGCACCATTAGAGCAATTCACAACCCGTTTTGAGCCTGGTCTGAACTTGACAATCGCTTCTGAATTGTCTATCACGCCATGTGACGCGAGTATTGATGCCCTATCAATCAAAGAAGAGACTGGGAAAATATTTAGATTTGGAAAAATCTGCTTTGCCAAGTTTACCTGTTGGTACTGCTCTCCTTGAGAAGACAAATCAATCTTTGGTGCGTTTTCGCCCAATTTCATCCAGCCGCCAGACTCAAACATTGACTCCCATGTAGGGATATTTACGCCAATAGAAAATCCACCGTTCGATACGAATTCTTCAAACTCGCACATGGCGCCTTTGATTCCATTAATCATTTCATCAAAACTTGTTGATGTTACGCCGCTTCTATCTTGCCAAAGTTTTTCTTCAAAGGCAGGGATATTCAGATTGATTCCACTAATTACATCTTTGTATTTTGAAAGAATTTCAACATTTTTTTCTGAGAAATTTGTTCCATTAGAAAGAATCATTGTCTTGAATTTGTATGACCTTGCAAGTTTGAGCATGTCTTCAAGATGCTTATATAGGAGAATCTCGTTATAGTGAGCAGTATAAAAGTGAAAAAAATCTTTTGATACGACGCCATTTGGAGAGTGTTTCTCGCTTGCTAAATCTCCAAGTATTTTGTCCATCATGTCTACTGGCATGTGCTTAGCAGCATGCAGTGGATTCTTTTGATATCTAACTGGGCAAAACCAGCACTTGGCGTTACAGAAACCAAATGGGTCTATTTGTGCATCTGCGATTTTGGTAGATGCAATATTTGACCAAATTGCCGAATCTATTTCGGCGTTATCTACCATTTCCCGAGTGGACAAGTTGCACCCTTAAGTTTGGTCTTCAAGCCCATAAAGCATCCGCACTGTTTGCATTGTTTTGTCAGTTGGATAAGTTCTGGGCATTCAAGACAAGTGTTATAGCGTTGCTCAATCACATCTTTTTCTGCATGATTATTTAGGTCAATTAGGTCGAGCGGATTTGCTTGCTTTAGTTGCTCTTTGTACTTTTGCCAAGGTGATTTTTCTTTAGCCTTTAATTCGGCTTTATATTTTTCCCAAGGAGTCACTTTGGCTCCTCTGGAACAAATTTCCCATCGATATAGTGCCAGCCGCTATGTACTTCTCCAACTATTTCTTGCGGGATAAGCACTACTTGTGGCTCCGAAGCCAATGCTGCGCAGTGGCCTGGCATTGTCGGGCGATGAAATGAGTGCGTTACCGCCACTTCTCCATCTATGACAAATGCAAAAGTGTCAAATTCGGTTGCTTCAAATTCCATTTTTTACTCCTATTTGGTTAATACTAATAGTCTAAGGGCAAGATGGTCCACTGCAGTACGAGTACGAAGCACAGCCCGCTTTTGTACATGTGTACTGCCTGCAGTTTGCAGACGCTCCAGGAGGCAACGGGCTGCAGACACCAGTATCTGTGCAACTATATCCGCTACTGCAGTCAATTGGGGCTGCTGTCGTGCCAGCCGTAGTTCCAGCAGTTGTCCCAGCGGTAGTCGTAGGTGCTGCCGTGGTGGTAGTTGTAGTGGGGGCTGCAGTCGTAGTGGTCGTGAGGTCGCTTGAACAAAGTGCTCCAGATGCTCCAGACCTACATTGCCCAACACTATCGCATGTATGAAATCCGAGGTCGCCAGTGGTGCAATACCTATTAGGCGCAGGGGTTGTGCTGGTTGTCGTTGTTGTTGTAGTGGTTCCAGGTGCAGGAGTCGTCGTTGTTGTTGTTGTTACTTCTCCGCATGAAGCAATGCAATATTCTACAACAGCGCCGTTTGAATGCTCAATATCAACATACAGACGGCCAGTATCACTGTCAAACCGCATGCGGAACTTGTCTCCGCTTGTATTTCCATAGTATTTAATTCCATCTGGGTGAACAGATGTTATTTCATTGCTTGCATTGCTCATCTTTAATGAGTCAAATGTTAAAAGTGCTTTGTTTCCTTTAGCGCCTACAAAATCTGGACCAAGAACATATAGACCAGCAAGTTGGTAGTTTTCTTCACCAGTACCAATTCCAACAGCATTCAAGTTTCCGAAATGCATGTTCCCAACGAACGATGCACCAGTTGTCATGTACTCCGAGTACAGGTCAAATCCAGCAATATTTCCCGATATTGCATACATGCTTCCTGTTGGGTTCACAAAGAACGGGGCATTAGCAATACTGGCGGAACCAAGCCACATTGCACCATCAGAACGCACATGGAATGATGTGGAATCATTTCCGCCAATAGTGATTGAACCACCATTAATGTCTGCAGTAGCGGTTAGCGAGTTAAATTCAGCCGTACCATCTGCAGCAATGTTCCATCCAGATGTATTCTCTACATAACCAGATGATTGGATAGTCGCATCAAGAAGTTCATAAGCAGCAAATGATGCTACAAACGATTCTGGAACACTTGTTTCTCCAGCCAGGCCAAACTCGTTGTATGGGGTTATTGTTGCGTAGTATGTCCGTCCTGGACTGCTTAGGTTTTCAATTGCCGCAGAGTTCTTATGGCCGTCAACCATTGTTGAGGCATATTCAATTACTTTTGTGATACTTGCAACTGATGCCGATGTGATAGTGATATCTGGGCCAAGATTGTTGTACGCAAATGCAACACTAGATGTGACAGCAAGAATTGGTATAGCGAATGCCGTAAACAGGTCATCAGCATTGCATTCAATATTTACCAAGTTTCCAGCGGCGTATCCATGAGCGCTTGGCAAAGTTATAACAGCAATATTTCCTTCTCGTCGAATATCGTTTGCAAAATTTACTTTTTCAACATATTCAAGTCCAGAAAGAGTTTCTTCAACTCGGTATGAAGCAATTTCGTATTGACTTACTCGGCCAGCATCGGCGGAGTCCCAACTAATTACTGCTCGGTTGCTTAACCCAACAACATCAGAAACAATCGATGTTGATGTTGGTGGAGATAGGTAAACATTTGATGGCTTGCCAGAAAATGTCGCAAGTGTATTTGCGTTAAGCGAACCAAATCCAGCAGCGATACTCAAGTTTTCAGCAATGTCTGGAAAAATCTCACCAAATGTCAGTTCTATTTTTTGCTCATTGTTTGCAGAAATCGAGCATGAGATAGCAGCGACAATTCTTTCTACATAAACGCCAACTTCTGACTCAACGAGTACCTTGTCTCCAATGTTGAAGTCCTCATAAACTACAAAACCTTCTCGTTCAGCGAATGAGGCGGTTACTTGTACTTTTCCGCCTTCAACTTCACGAATAGCACTAGCAGTGATATTGGCTACTGCTGGGGCGTCATCTGAAGTGTTCTCAAAATAAGACTCTCTAATTCCGTATGTATCAGCAGAACCAGAGATTAAACGGTCAAGTTGGCGACCATCGCTTCCGTAGGCAACAGTCCTCAAAGCGCTTGCAGATGTCTTTGTCTCTACCTGTTCAAGCATTGGAAGAGATAGCAGTTTTGCTCCACTTCCTGTTGTTCTGTCGGTGCCAAATGGAACACTATTAACAACGCCGTTTCTGCTAAATGGCTTAACAACAATCGAGATAACGCCATTTCCATCAACATGCCAATGGCTTTGTGTTTGGTCGGCAGCCTGCTTGATTACCTCAATAAGAGTTTTACCAACTGGAATTGAGAATGTGCCACCGTCTTGAACAACCTTGCCTTTTGAGTCTGTTTTTCCAAGACTTGATTCAAGTGTTGAGTCAAGAGAAAGTGGCCATGAAACAGCGAGGTCAGCGCCTCGACCAGCAGATTGATTTTGCTGTCCCCAATTTTGCGTCTGCTGTGTGTAATGTTCGTATCCGCTGTTTGCTTCGTGGAATAGAATATAAAATGCGCCAATACCAGTGTACGAACCATCAACTGAGGTTATTTCAGAATAAGAAAGACCAACTGAACCAACCTGTGTTGGGGTCGTGATAGTTGATGCTGGGGTAAGGGTAAAACCCTTATAGCCATTTGTTGTTCCTTCTTGGACCCAGACACGGCGACCAATTTCTAGGTCTGATACTGGAGAGCCGTCAGCAGTTGCAACGCGCTGAATAATCCACGGGCGTGACGCAGAACCAAAGTCAACAACCCAATAAATTCCATTGTGTGCAGCAGTAGTTTGATTTTTAACTAAAACAGTGTCACCAATTACAAGGTCAGTGATTCCGTCAATACCAGATGTATTTAGCGAAGTATTGGATGTAGAAGTTAATTGCGCTCCTACTCCAGGAATATCTGTAGAGAATCCATTTGAATATGTTGCAGCAAGATTTGCCGTAGTTGCGCACCTGGTTACATTGTTATACCCAGGGAATAGGCGGTCAAAGAATCGCGGACGGGTAACAGTGCTTGCACCGATACGAGTGTTGCCAGTGAAGTTTTCTGGTAGAACTACTGCCCATTCAAGCGCTGCAGCAATTCCGCGACCAGAAATAATTAAAGGTTGTGTCTGCCCAGCCCTATCAACTTGGACATCTTCGATAAAAAATGTATAGACAACAGTTGAGTTTCTGAGAATTTGCAGGGCATAAGGACCAGTCAATAACGACTGACCGTTCTCTGCTTCAAAGGCATCAAAGAATGGGTCATTCAAGTCGTGAACTACGCGCGCAGAGCCAATGTCACTTAATTGGTCGGAGAACTCAATGCTTGTCCAGCGCGGAACATAAGAGATTACGGACGCAGCATTTTGCGCTGAAACTACCCGTAAATCCCAAGTTGTAGTTTTTACTAATGCCATTAGATGTATGCCCTCTTATATGCAATAGTCACAGTTCCACGCCCAGATGTGCATGTAAAGGTAAGCGAATTGGTAGTTGGGAATAATTCCATCCAGTCCTGTCTTGCTCCATAGCGATACAGCCCAGTGATGACATTAGTTCCAGTTCCAGTTTTGCATGTAAGAGCATCGGTGTCAATCACCACGCTTGTTGTTGAGGCTATTGAGCCCGTGTATCCAATTACTGATGTTGATGAAGCATAAGTCGAGTTTGTGAGGCGAGGGTTTACGAGTGTGTATCCGCTTGTAGCAGTAAAAGTAACCGTCATGTATGTAACTGGTGCAGTTCCTACCTGTGTCTGGGTGCATGCAACAGAGGCAGAAGTTCCGCTGCTAATCGTTGCTGTAAGCGATGGCGAGAGATTTGACTCGTCGTACCAGCGTGGGTCTGGGAACATGGCTTCAACAGAGAATTGGGCAACATTTAAGTCTTTATGGTCGTCAATATTGAATGCGCTGACAATTTCTGCATACCCAACACGGACTGCCGTGCTTCCACCATTTCGTCTATAGTGCTTTACGGTCATCAGTGAAGGCAATTTGGTTAGGACGCGCATGACCGTGTCATAGTTTGAGTTGAATTGCTGGCGGCGCAGTTCTTCAGTGGCTGCTACTGACCCAGATACTGGTTCATTGTCAGTAATCCAAATATTCCATGTTTCGGCGCGTGCCGACAGGCGCTTTTCTCTCCACTGCACACCGTGGACAGACGGAGTCTCAACATTATTGCCACGGTGTTCGGCATGGCCTTTTGTAATAGATGAAATAGAATAACCGTGATTGGCAAATTCAACGCCATCAATTTCATACCATTCAATAAACTTTGGCAATACTGCTGACATCTTTTACCTACCCGAATAGGCCAGCGTTAGCCAGCGACTTCATACGACGAGAAATACTATCTGATGCAGTCTCAGGGACTGGATTATTCACAGTAATATTAAATACTTGATTGCTAGACGGAGCCTGCTGTGTTCCACCAGAGCCAACTGGGACAAGGTTCTGGAGCGCTGTAGTTACACCAAGACCGCTGAGGGGGACAATTAATTCTGGGCCTTTTTCGCCAACTACTGCTAATTCTGGCTTTGTGACCAAACCGCCGCTTGCATAACCTCGCACATTTTCAATAATCGAAGTAAGAATTTCTCGTGGGGAGAATCCGCCAGGACCAGCCTGGTTCATCAATCCAGCATTCTTGTACAGCATTATTTCTTTTTGGAAAGCAATATTAATTTCGTTTGCCTGCGCTGGGGTGAAATTAGGGTTTGTCGCTGTTGGGGCTTCTTTAATTACTGGTTCCTCTGCTGGAGGTACAAAGTCAAGCACAGAACTGCTGGCTGCCGCTTCTTTTATTGCTGTCGCAAGCATATTATAAATTGAAGTTCCGAGTCCCTTTATCGACTGCAGGAATACGCCCTTATCTTCAGAAAGCGCCAGACCAGCCTTGTGAATTACTCCAGTTGCTGTTCCAACGCGGTATTCAAGACCAGGGAATGCCATATCGGCAAATCTCTGGAATACTGCAGCAGCCTGAGCGCCATAAATCTTAAAGTCGATTGCTGATTGAGTTAGGTCAAACTGAGCATTTACAACATCGTAAATTGCTTTTGAGAGTTCAAGTCCAGCATTCTTAATTGCAGTCTGTGAGTCAACTACCTTATTTTGAGCGTCAATCGCATCTGGTGAAACCTCAGAGGCAGATATGCGGGCTTCGTTAAGAGCATCTTCTGCATCGATTAGGTCAGCGACAGTGGCACGGCGCATTGAGTAATCGCGCTGTACTTTTTCATATGTCTTCTGGAGTTCTTCAATTCTTGCTTGTTCGTAGTCAGTAACTTCAGCGCCCATCTGGGAGCCGACCTTACGAACGCTACGAAGTTGCTCGCGCTGGGCTTCTGCAAGTTGTTGCTGGAGTCCGAGTTGCTCGTTTGTAAGTTTAGTATTGTTAGCGATTGCATCATTAAGTGAAATCTGCGCGCTGATGTATGAGCCGACAGTTCCAAGTGCACTTGATGAGTCACCGATAACCTTTTCAATAAGGTCAATAACTGGAGTTTCTTTATCCTTTAGTGCTTTAAGATAACCTGCTGCAGACTTCTGAAGCGCGGCACCAGTTAGTTTTCCGAGTCTTGTTGCTACCTTAGAAACTGCAGAACTTGTACCATTAGTAATTCCACTTACAACAGTTGAAACAAGCCCAGCGCCAGTATCGCCAAGTCCACCCTTATCGTTATAAGGGTCAAAATTCTTTGGCATTACTCGCATTGCCCTAAGATTTCCTGCACCGCCTCCACCGATTACTCTTGGAAGCACTACTTCACCATTATCAACCATTTCTTTTTTAATTGCTGCAAGAAGGGTTGGAATATTCTTTTTTGCGTACTGGAGCGACTTGGCGCCAGTCATTCCATCAATGATGCCCTTCATGATTGGCTGACCAATCCATGTTGCAGCGTTTTTTGAAGGTGACTCAATCTTCCAATACTCCTGAATTTCAGCGAGCATTGCATCGTTAAATGCTTTAATTTCTGGTGCTAATTGCTTTCCACCATCGGCATATGCAATTCCTGCACCATCAACTAGGTCCTGAACAAATGTCTTTCCTTGCGCTGTTCCTGTATCAAGTTCACCAGGAGTAATTGAATTCAATAGAGAGATTGGGTCAATTCCCAACTCTCCAAGTATTGCTTTTGCTTCCTCTTGTGTGCGCTTGCCTCCAATTGTAATTTGTCTAATTAATTCTAAATATCCTTCATTGATGGTCTGGCTTGCTACTGCTGGACCTTGTTCTGGGTCTAGTGCCTGAACAGCAGCGACTTTTCCAAGATTCTTTGTGTAATCCTGAATAGCCTTAATTGCGTTAGCGCCTGCTTCAGTATTAAAAGCAAGACTTCCTCCAGATTCAGTAATAGCCTCAGTTACATCTCTTTGTGCTTCGGCAAAATCGATAGCAGCATTAACGCCAGAACTATTGAAATCAATTACTGCTTCTTGTCCAGCAGTAATCCTGTCGACTGCATCGCTGTAGTTTTTATATTCATCTACAACTGCCTGAATAGTTGGATTTAGTCCATTATCAAAAGCGTCTGCTAAATCGAAAGTAGTTTTTACTTGCTTTTCTACTTTTCCAATTACATCATCAGAACTTTCTCCGAAGTTATACTGTTGTTGGGTAACAGTATTTAGAGCCCTAGAAAATGCAAGATACTGCTCTTCTGGAGTGGCCTTTTCACCAAGTTTATCGAACTCTGTCTTAAACGCTTTTGCCGCAATTGCTGCAGTTGCAGTGCTGCCAGTTAATTTCGTGAATGTTGCAATAAGTGCATCTTGGTTATCGCCTTCTTGCATGATTCCAAGAAGTCCACCGACTTCATTTTTGAAATCGCCCATTTCTGTAATATTGCTAAATGCACTTTGTGTAAACTTTCTAAATAGTTCTTGCTTGTCTGCAGCAAGGGCTGAAGTTGCATTAATTGCAGAGCCTACTTGTTCAAGTGATTGCTGGAATACTGTTATATTTCCAGTTTTGTCAAAAGATGCACCGATTGTTTGCCCAATATTCTTTACTGCATTTTCAATGTCTCTTTTTTCTCCAACAGTTGGAGCAATATCAAACCCTGATAAAAGGGCATTCAGAGCAGCCTGTGAATTAGATGTATCTGCATTTTTTAATGCCTCAGCAACAGTCCCATCAATTCCTTCAGTGCCAAGAATTGCCGATGCAATTTGCGAAGATATAACCGCACCACCACGACCAGTTCCAGTAAACTTAACATCATCAAATACGCTTGCATCTACTGAAAGTTCATTTGCAAGATATGACTTTAACTTTTCGTTTGCTTCTCCAGTTAGACCAAGTCGCTTTACAATTGCCGCACCAAATTCTGCAGCCTGGTCAGAACCAGCACCGTATGTATCAATTGCATTAGAAATTGCTTTATCAATTTTTGCTGGCTTGATTACATTATCTTCAAGTTCTTTTAGTTCTTCTGGTGTTAGCCCAGTGTCTCCTCTTCCTTGATAGAAATCAGTTTTAAAGGCAACTTGGATATCAATTTCATCAAGTTTTACTGTTCCGCCAAGAACCTGATTAAGGTCTTCAAGTTTGCTGATATCAGAATCAAGGCCTTTATCATTCTTGCCAAACATTCCAAACATTGATGCAACAGTGAATATTGCAGTTGCAATACCAAATACCAATGGAAGTGAAGCAACCAGAGTTTGACCAAATGTTCTAGTGGCTGATGTTGCCACCCCAGCAGCAGCAGCAACCTGGGTGTATGTTGCTCCAGTGGCAGTATTGGCTGTAGCGGCAGCACGGTTCAGTTGGACTTGCTGCAATGTGCTTGAGTTATATTTTCCAAGAATTTGCAAACCTTTTTGCACAGACAAAGTGCCGTTTGCTTCTGCTCGCTGGAGCATTGCTCGCGCAACAGTTTGCTGACGAGTTGTTTGTATCAAGCCTTGGAAAACATTGTTTTGCGTAAGAGCAGCAGCAGAGTTGCTACGCATGCCAAATGTCAAACCACGCATAACAATTTGTGCGTTACCAAATAGTCGAACAAGGGATGAATATGTTCTAAACATACCGAGTCCAACTTTTGAGGCAATTACTAATCCAGCACCAAGAAGAAGAACTGTCTTAATCGTTCCTCTGAAGGCTTTGCTTAGAAATCCAAGACCATCGCCAATTGATAATACCGATTGAGCAACATTTGCAATAGTCCCGCCGAGTTGAACAAACATTGTTACCATTGGCATGATTGCATCGCCGACACGAATTAATGCAGCCTGCATTTCTGCCATTGCAGACCTGAATTTTGCATCTGCTGTTTGCGCTGCTACCTCAAAAGCGTCGCTCGCTGCTCCAGTAGAGCCAGCCATTTCTTCAAATATTTGACGGTTTTCTTGAAGGTTTGGACCAAGCAATGAATAAACTGCAGTGAGTGCTCGCACATTGCCGAATACCTTTGCAAGACCAGTTGATGCAATTTCGTACTGACTGCCACCAAGTCGGGCATTGAGAGTTTCTAGAGCGCTCAGCAGTCCATCTTCACTAATCCTTTGACGCATGTCTTCTGCTGATGTACCAGCAGCATACATTGCATCTGCAGCCTGCTTACTTGGTTTTAGCAATTGGGAAAGAACTTGACGCAAATAAATAGCAGATGTACCAGCAGAAGCACCAGTACGAGTTAGAGCAGCAACGCCTGCAGCAACATCTTCAAAAGATGCACCGAATGCAGCCGCAACTGGGAGAACTTTACCAAGCGCTGGAGCAAAATCTTCTGCTTCAGCCTTACCTTCTCGAACAGCAACAGTGAGAATATCGTTTGCTTGTGCGGCAGAGTAAACACCCTCTCCGTACGCGCTCATGATTGATGTCAATGCATCGGCAACAACCTGAGTTTCTCCAAGTCCAGCAGCGGCAGACTGTGCTGCTTGCGTGAGAATTTCCATTGCTTCCGCGCCCTGAAAACCCGAAGATGTAATAAAGTAAAGAGCATCGGCAAGTTCTTGCGGAGTCTTTGTTGTAGCGCCACCAAGGTCAAGAATTTGTTCCTTCATCTTGTTTACTTCACCAGCGGTGATTCCAACAAGGCCTTGGATTCTCGACATTGACAATTCAAATTGGCGAGACATCTGAATCGCCTGAGTTCCCATGTTTGTAAATACACCGAGAACCGTGTACTTCATAAGCGATGCAGTTTGACGCATTGCGTCACCCATCATTCTGATTGGGACTGCGCTAGTCGCAACAGAGCGGCCCATTCCGCCAGCAGCACCAGTGACTTGTCGCATCGCAGACGCGGCGGCACCAGCACCAGTTGTGTTTATTTGAATGCGAACATTCAGTGGTGGCAAACCACCAGCGGAACCGCCTGTATTAGACATAAAACTATTTTCTCATAGGAAAATAGGCTATGCAAACAGATTTAGTATAAATGCAAATTACAAACGACTATTCGCTAGAAAGACCAAGAGAGCGAGCAAATTGCATAATGTCGTTGGCTTGGGCTTTTTGTTTCATAAAGCCCATACCTTCAAACACTGCTGCTACTTGGGCTGGACTTAGTTCCCAGAACTCTTCGTACGAGCGGTTGGTTTGCGACCAGGTTGTGTACCACTGTCTCCAGGGGAGACCTGTACCTTCACTTGCTTGCTGATTACTTCGTTTAATGTTTTTCTTTGGTCTTCGGCGAGCGCGACGCTCTGCTCTAGCAATCGACTCGCCACGGAGGGGTCCACGCCGTTAGCAATAGCCCATGCCACTCCAATGATGTTTGAATAGTTTGTAATTTCACCGTCAATCATTGCTTCGCCAACAGCAACATTGCTCATTTTCAAAGCAAAAGACAAAGTCTGGCGAACGGTTGACACTGGCATTTTCTCAAGCGTTTCTTGCCATACTTCAAGACCGCCCCAATGTTCTTCAATATCAGCGATTGTGTTATTGCTAAAACGAACAAAAACACTTTCGATTACTGGGTTTCCAGCATCATCGAATTCGCGCTCATATTCATCGCTTCCAGGAATTTGCTTTACTTTTATAATTTTGCAAGCAACTCCCTTATTTTTTAAAACTAACGGTGTGTAATCCATGTGGGAAACTATACACACTATTCGGGTATAAAGCAAACGACGGCCCGAAGGCCGCCGTTTGTCCCAAGGAGGAGTTTAATTTAAATTAATTAAGCGCTGAGGCCGCTTGACGACTCACGGAACTGAACGGTTCCGAAGCCAACACCAGTTGCAACTGGGAGAATTGCTTCTGCGTCAAACGATGGCGTTCCAAAGTTGTCAGTTGAGCCTGACATAATTGTTCCACCAGTTACTTGGCACTTAGCAAGTGTGAATACCAACTCCGACAAGTCTGATTCAAGGTCGTTGACCAAGAATTCAACTTTGAAGTATGGAAGACTTGCACCATCGAATGAGTAGGTTGCGGTTTCAGTTGAACCCGAACCTGCAGCGGCAACAGTGCCACCGAAGATGGTCTTAAGAACTTCAAGACTCAACTCTGCATAGGTTGCTGAGAAGTTAAGACGGTCAATCTTACCCTTCTTGGCAAGAACTTTTCCGTCACCCTTAAGTTCAACGGTAACGAAGTTTGGCTCAACAGAAACTTCCTGAATACCAGGAACATCTACTGCTGCGCCGTAGGTGATGCCACCAGTTGCATCTGCGGTGATTGGGTACACCTTGCAATCTTGGACATCAAATGTAATTGTGGACTGACTTGCGGCCATTTCTAAACTCCTTTTGGCTTGTTCTATGGATAATTGTACCGATTTGTATGTTTAAGTGTGCGAGGGTATGAGCGAAATAATACTATATTTTCAGCCCATACCCAGACACTTACGCCTGTGGCGGATTAGCCGCTTCGTAGTCCAGAACAGCCTGTGGCATTGCCTTACCTTCGGTAAAACGGATGTGCCAAGGCTCTGCACCTGGGTTTTCAACTACTTCGTGACTGAAGCCGAACTTCTGCTCGTTTGCAAGCAACCAAGCAAGAATCTTGCCGTTTGCATTAGCGATGTCAATGGCGATTCCCATCATGTGGCGTGAGCAGGTTTTTGGGTCATCATTAGGGGCAGCCAATGGAGCATTGCCCTTCTTGAGGTACCACTTTTCGCCATTCCATGTGCGGGTTGAGGCGCCTGGAATTAATTCCTTTTGGTATCTGGTCAAAAATCCTTTTTTCTGGGTCTCGATACTGCGGAATGTGTCGCCTGCTGAAGTCGGAGCCAACTTGATTCCTTCTGCTGCTGCGGCTGCTTTCATCGCTTCAAAAGCGCGTGCTGCACAGTGGTGCATTTGTCCACCAACAGACAACTTGCGAAGCATTGCAGGAGTGATTTGACTTGGCTTCTTGCCTTCAAGATGTTCGCAGTATTTAACTGGGACTACTGGCCAATTTTCCTTTGCCATTATTTCTTCACCTCTGCTTTTGGTGAAAAGAATGAAGCAACTGCTGGGTCGCCAATCTTTGTTGATGCCATTGCAAGAACTGCTGCTACAAGCGGCATTGCAAGTGCTGTGAGCATTGGGTCAATGCTGTACTTGTCACACAAGTAGACAACGACGCCCATTGCGCCACCCTTTGCGATTCCGTCTGCTGCTGTTGTTGCTTTCATGTTTGCTCCTTATAACTCGGTTGCCCAAAGTCTTATCGAAGCAGGGTGTATATAACGGCTATGGCTTTGTTTTAGCGTAAAGCCGTTTCATCAAATCACCCACAACACTCGCCTGCTGAACTTCGTCTCCTTCGGTTACAGCATCGACGACTGCGCGTTTTGCATCAATCAAATCGTAGATATCTTCATCGATTGTATTAACACCAATTAAGTACCATGCTTGGACGCTGTTTTGCTGTCCAATTCGGTGACATCTATCTTCGGCCTGGTCATGCTCACCAGGAGTCCATCCTTGCTGGACAAAGCAAACATCTGAACCAGCAGTAAGAGTTAGTCCAACTCCACCAGCCTGAAGGTTAAGAACAATAACTCTCGCTTTCGGGTCTTTTTGGAAAGAGTCAACAGCGTGCTGTCTGTCTTCCATAGAGTCCTGACCACTGACGCGAAGATTTCCATACTTGCCAGCAAGGTAATCAACAATCGCGACATTATGTGCAAACACGACGAGTTTCCTATCGCATGAATCCAAGAAAGAATCAATCCACTCAATTACCGCTTCCATCTTTGCATCAGCAGCAAGACGCTTCAATACAGTTGTTCTTCTTAAGTGTTCTGCAGTATCAGAAGCGCGGTATCCGTTTTCTGCAAGGAATGCGAGAAGGTCGCCTTCTGCTTTTCGATACTCTGCGTAACCTTTTCCAGATGGCTCAACATGGACAACATTTCGTGTCTTGGCTGGAAGTTCCTTTAGCACTTCATCTTTTGTTCTGCGGATATAACAGTTCTGACGAAGTTTCATATTCAGTTCGTTGAGATTTGAAGCGCCTTTTGTATCCCAACCGAATCCATTGTGATACGCATTTGTGTAGCGCTTAAGGAATGCCCACTTGCCACCGAAACGACTAAGCATTCCCATGATTTCTAATTGACTTACAAGTTCTTCTGGTCTATTCGTTACTGGAGTTCCAGAGAGAAGCAGAACAGTTCCTGATTGCGGAACTTTCTTTGCAATGTCGCGCACTGCTTCTGTTCGCTTCGTCTTGCTTGTCTTTACATAATGTGATTCGTCAAGAACTAGACCCATTGGCTTTAGGTGCATTATTGGCTCCACAAATCTGCCAATGATGTCGTAGTTAACGATATTCACATCGACATTTGCGATGTTTCCTTTTCCACTCAAAATATTTACAGAGCGATGCGGAAGCCATTTGTTTATTTCGCGCTTCCAGTTCTCCTTAAGAGATGCTGGGCAGACAATGATTGCTGGGAATGCATCTCTGTATTCAAGAGACGCAATAGCCTCTACTGTCTTTCCAAGACCCATTTGGTCAGCGATAAGACAGCGCCCAACTGAGCCAGCATAAGCAACTCCAGCCTTTTGGTACGGCATTAGAGTGCCGTTAAGTGTTGGAATAGTTACATCAGCATCAGTAGATGTTGACTTGACTAGAAGTTCAGTTGACTTCTTTGTAAGTTCAATAATCTTTTCGCGGACCGAATCTTCAACATCAAACTTGTACTTATCGGCAAATTCAAGTACGCCAATAGTTATCGGAGCAGTCCAATGCTTTTTCTTCATATCCCAAGTGCGCTGAGGTAGTTTCTTGACTTCGGTAATAATTTCTGGGTCATACGGAAATTTGATTACAGCCATTCCGCGCTTGCTAATTGTGAGCGACTTTTCTGTGTCTTGAATTACTTCTGGCAATTGAGTTTGTGCTTCCTGCGAGACATTGAATTGGTACTTAGATGCAAATTCTGCGACTTCTAATTTAGCCGATTCTGGCGCAATCCAAACAGATGCTGCTGAGTTCCAGACTATTCCAGTAATTTGCTTTAATTCTGAAGTTACCTGTTCGTCGTATTGACAATGAATAATAAAATTATCTTTTACTTTTGTGATTCGCCTGTCTACTTTTGAGCCGTAGACAGAGTTCAGGTCATCATGAATATCTGTGTATGCGCGCTTTGGTGGAGGTATGTCGTCATAGTTAAAGCCAAGTTTCTTCAACTGCTTTGAATACTTTGCGAGCATTATCCACGCAGAATAAGCCATTGTCGGAGTCCAGTAAGATTCTGGAATTAGTGCTAATTGAGTGCCAATGCGAGAATCAGACTTATTAAATCCTGTTCCGTCTTCTGTTACTGCACCATCGCATGAGAGGGCAATTAATCGCAGTGCTTCTGCTAACTGCGAATATTCGCTATCCACGCCTACTCAATAACTGAAAGCGACGACCAAAGGATAAGGTCGTAAACTTCTGGAATTGCCTCAGACTCTTCTGATTCTTTTTTATGCTGGAGAATTGCGTATGTCAAGCGGGCAATCTCGTTTATGTAAGAAACTGTCTTGTCTTCTCCAAGAAGTGTTTTTACTTGCGAAAGACGCTCGCTAATGCCATTTCGGTAGCGCTGTGATTTTCTGTACCAAGTATCAAACTTTTCTTTTTCGTCAAGATATTCTTTATGCGAAACAACGCCAAGTTTTACATCTTGCGCCATGAAGTTAACGCGCTCGCGGTGATACGATGCTGAGGATTCGTAGTCAGATAACGCTGTTAGGAGTGCCTGACACCAAGCAAGCCTGTTTTCTGGCGCCTGCAACCACTCAATTTCCTCTGTTGTTGCGTCGCCTTTGCATTCGCGCTTAGCGATGTCCATAATATTTTTCTTATCAATCATTAATTTTAACTCCTATAGATTTAAATCTTGCATTCAGTATATCGGCGTGATATATCACGCGGGGGCATCAGCGTTAAATTCCCCACGAGCGTGGTCGCGAATGTGCTCGTCAATTTTTGCTTCTGTTCTGAGAGCAGTGCTTTCAACTCTATCAATTGAAATGCCAAGACTCTTTGCTACGGTTTCAATTTTGTCAACAACAAAGTTGTGGTCTGCTTTATTTTCTTCCCAGTGCTGCTTGGAAGCACGGCGTCCGTGTTCAAAATATGCAACAATAACTAAACCCAATGTGCTAATCAGTGCTACATATACTTCGGTCATTACTCATCGTCTCCTGCACTGGCAGCAAACCCAATTATGTGAATAACAAGGGCTGCAATTGACATATAGATTCCCCATTTTTGGGTATCTCCACTTAGTGTAATTAGCACAAGGCCAGTTCCAGCAAGGGTCCAGCCAAGAGAGGAAAGTTCTCCAATGATTTTTTTCAACATATCTTGTCCTCGCCAACTAGGTACAGTTATTTTATTTAATCATTACCCGTCGGTATAGGAGGTATCGACTACTTTACGCGGGCACGCTGACGCACACGGCGTTGCTTTTTGGCAGCATTCTTCCTATCTGGGGCAGGAATATCACCACCACCTCCAGAATTACCTCCAGAAGGGGCTCCAGAGCCTCCAGAAGGGCCTGTAGTGCCTCCAGATGGCGCAGGTGCAGCAGTAGCCCCAACTGCTGCTACAGCGGCTCCTGCAGCGACTAGCGTCCTTCTATCGCCAACATCAATTGATGAGTCAACTGCGACATAGTTGTCAAACACGCCATCAAAGACATTAATTTCCTCTTCAAATGACTCCTTGACATCTGTTGAGGCATCCACAAGGGCTTCGGCAATAGCGGCACCGTCTTCTGGCGAAACATCGTCTACGACAATTGCATGAAACACTTCTGTTGCCTGCGTGGCATCAATGCTTTCCAGGACTTTAGCGCTGGTTGCCAGTTCCGTTGCTTGGTCTCCAGAAACGCCGCCTTCTTGTTCAATAATCAAATCAACAACTGCCGCAACTTGTCCACCATCGATATTTGCATTTTCCAGGACATTAACAACTTCAGCGAACTTTTCTTCGCTCAGTTCGGTGCTCAAAACAGCATCGAATGTTCCAAGCAAAACTTCGTCTGATACTTTTTCGTCAAAGATTGCATTAATGACTGTACCGAATTCTTCATCGCTCAGGGGTGAATCAAGAATTGCCTCGGCAAGCGCCACCGTCTCTTCTGCTGACAGGTCGGCATCAAATACGGCGTCGAAAACTGCTGCAAGTTCGCTTCCTGATAAATCTGCTTCAAGCAAGTTGTCAATAACGGCAACCACTTGTTCCTGTGACGCAGACTGGCTAAACACAGCGTCCATCACCTCTTGAAGTTGTTCAAGAGGAATATCCGCACTTACTACATCAACAAGAATTGAGGCTGCTTCTTCTGCAGATGTATTACTATCTAAAGTTACATTCTCAATAATTGCGTCAAGAAGTTCTTCGTCGAGTGGTTGAGAATCTGGCAACTCTTCTAATTCCTGCATATCAACTGTAGTATCAGGTGATGGTTCAGTTGTTGTCGTTACCGTTTCTGGCTCTGTCGTTGTTGTTGTTGTTTCTTCGGGCAGCGTCTCTTCCGTGGTTGTTGTGGTCTCTTCTGGGACTGTGGTCTCTGGCTCAGGTTCTACGGGGACGACAATTACTTCTGGCTGTGTGGTTGTTGTCGGCGCTACCGTCGTTGTTGTTGTTGAAGTACTTGTAGTTGTTGTAGTCGTAGTCGTAGTCGTAGTCGTTGATTCTGGAACTGTAGTCGTAGTTGTTGTAGTCGTTGTAGGTGGGACAGTAGTTGTGGTTGTAGTGGTAGTAGTCGGGGCAGAAGAAGGACTAAGGCTAAATGCAGAATCTGGGACTATGTTCCAATCCTGGTTATCTGCGTTGAATTGCCAAAAGAGCATCGCGCATGCTCCACCGCCATTTTCGTAATAATAAAAATCTAGCGGCAAAGCCTCTGCTGTTGGATAAATCCTTCTTTCGTCGTAAGTCATCGAGCAGCCTTGGTCTCCCCAATTTCCAAAAGAATTACCATTAATGGAAATCAAACCACCATCGTCTGATGCGATGGCAAAACGAACAGATGTAACTCCGTCAGGGATGGTGATATACCCGTAGTAGCGAACCATGAACATGTCTGTACCGCAGTTTTGAAATGGCTCACCTTCATAGTTTCTATTTATATTGTTCTCTATTTCGCTGCCGCAACTAGGGTAAGTATTCCCATTCATTACTGGGGGTATTTGGTTAATTGTGTAACCAATTGCATTTAATCCAGGCCCATCTGAGGGTTGCGGAATTGTTGTAGTGGTTGTCGTTGGCGGAATAGTTGTAGTAGTGCTCGTGGTGGAAGTACTTGTACTGGTCGTCGTAGTTGTGGTGCTGGTAGTGGTGCTGGTCGTTGTCGTCGTTTCTGGTGGATTTGACGGGGCAATGTTTACATCCACTACATACGATGTTCCATACCAACGATTTGGGTCGCCACAACAAACGCCTGTTCGTAGACGGTAAGTTCCAGCACCAAGGTCCATTGAGATATGTGAATCAAGACCAAAGTAGTCATCGTTTGCGGCGAGCACCTGATTATCAGAGTTGTACAGCCACAGCATTGAGTCAATGCCATACTGCTGGGCAAAGGTGCGCACCGTAAATAACTGAGGCTCTTCTAGCGTAAAGAAGTAGTCATTTGTCCCAGTAGTCGTAAAACTATCTGCTTTCGCTGATGAGATTGGCCCAAATAATGCCAAAAGCAGCGCAGGGATAACTATCCAAAAACCTCTACGCAGCCTCATAGGGCTATACGATAAAACTATTTTATTAGATAGATTTTGTAGCCTATCTAAACCTGTCTATCGGCGATGCCTCTTTGCTCTACTGGTACTAGTTTCCCATGATGGCGAGCCTGAATATCCTTACGAACCCAAGTCATTCCGTATGTTGACTCAAGATTGTCAACTCCTTCTCTGCGCTTAAGCCTTTCTGCCATTGACTGGAATGTTGGGTCATCGCTGAGATTCAGGTATGAGTTGTGCGACCACGGAAGGTCATAAAAGGCAGGAGCATTTACCAGAAGCGCCCCAGCAGTAGTCCAATGCTCTTCAATTCTTGGCTCTTGGCAGACGATAGGTCCAGAAAGAGCATATGACGGAACATCAACGCCAACGAGCGGTCTATCCACTTCAAGCATCTTTTCAATGATATCTGCATCTATTGAAATGTCTGAATCAACATAAAGGATTGCTTGATAGTTAACAACTCCGTGATTTAACTCTGTGCAATCTTCGCCCCAATGGTGTCCGCTTGTAACGCGCACTCGTTGAGCGAATTCTCGTATGAGGTTGCGTCCTGTTTCAATCCGAATCCATCTATTGCCAGAGGTGACTTGTGCGTGCATATCGTTAATTGAGTATGTCCAGTAGTCTCCATTGACTTCCTTTAGAGCCTCAATTACTTCGCCGAATGGCTCAATGCCTCTGCTGTCAAGTTCAAATGCAGAGAACCACTTTGCATTTGGGAACCTACGCATAATTTCAGCCCTGTCGGCCATCCAACTCAGGTGCTCTTTAGCGTCACACTTCCAACCGACAAGAGGAGTTGCAATCACAAAATGCATCTGGTAGTCAACTTCTCTGAGAACTGGCATCTTTATCTTCTTTATGTAGTCTGAACACACGCCAGCATAATGCGATAGGTCTAGCGTTTTAACATCTGAATGGGTTTCTGGCATCACCATAACGCACTTATTTGAAGCGAGTGGCTTTCCTGGGAATGCCCACACAAAACTATTGCTAGTCATCGTGTAGTCATCTGTGTTGTGAAAGAAACAGTGGAGCCCAGCGTCTTTGCATATCCCAAGCGCTAAATCATTTTTGGCATGTATCCATAACTTTGCTGAGCGTTCCTGAAGCCAAGAAAGTTCAATCTGATACTGGGGTCCGTCGTGCCCAAGAAATATGCCATCTTGATTAGCCCAAACATCTACCTCAACATCAAATCCCTGATTTATTGCGGCGTCAATATATTCTGGAGAATTCTCAAGTTCTGGCTTTGGACCCTGAAGATTGCCTCGGTGCGAAATGTAAATCATTTTTCAACCTGAACCCAAATCCAGTTCTTATGGTTGTCGCCAGGGCCAGTTGGTCTGATGTCGTACTTGAAGTTTGTAAAACCAATTTTTCCAACTAAGTCATCAAACAGTGTCTGCTCGTCTTGGATGCTTACATCTGAGTGACCATTTGTACTGCCAGCGTCATAGTTGTTGTCGTAGTACCCAGCAGTTGGTATCTCGCCTTTTCCGCCGTAACCCATTTGGAAGCACAACTTTCCGCCTGGCTTCAGAACCCTGAATATATCCTTCAAGATATTGAATCTAATTTCATGCACGCAAATGTGCTGGAAACAAATAACCGCAAATACGACATCATAAACTTCGTCAGCAATTGCCGAAAGATTGTCTCCACTGGTTACATAGAGATTTGGCTCTGCGATGTTGTTCGCCTTGACATTTAGTCGCGCTTTCTCGATATTCACATGGGAAATATCAATTCCATCAATTCTGGCAAAACGGCTTGAGAACTTGACAATGTTTCTTCCAGGCCCACAGCCGTATTCAAGCGCTACGAGACCATTTGTATCGAAGTTCTTAAATAGAAACTCGTCGTAGTCAGACCAGTTGTTATGAGCATCATATGAACCAACTACTGGGTCCCTAAAGTCAAGCGACCACTTTGCCGCATACTCGTCATAGTATGCGTTCTGCATTCCAAGGTAGTCTTGCTTTCCCTTACTCATTTGTTGTTCTCCAGATAGTAATTAAGGTCTTCGGGTGTACCGATGCCCCACATTTTTGGGACTTCCTTAATCCTAATCTTTTTTCCGTCCTCAATGGCTTCATTGAATACTGGGCATACATAGAACTCATTGTTCGTTCTAATGTCTTTTTCAATCATCTGATTCGCGTATTTAACATAATCAGAGCCATGCTTCCAGTAGTAAATCCCAACTGTGGCATTATCCGAAATTGGGTTCTTTTCAGCAACTTCGGACACAAACCCATCATCACCAATTTTTGCGTATGACCACTTTGGATGGGTTGCCTTGAATGTCAGAATCCCACCGTCAATCTCATCAGCGCCAAATGCATAGAGGCATTCATTGCTGTCCCATTCAACTATCTGGTCAGAGTTGGCCATCAACAATGGTTGGTCATTATCGATTAGGTGTGAAGCCAGCAAGGTAGTGCATGCAGCGCCTTCTGTCATGCCATCAACAAGGACAATGTCACATCCTGGCTTTATAATGCCAAGGACTTGCTTTAGGTTGTACTTCTCGTAGTGCTCTTTCTGCACTAGGAAAATAAAGTGCGCGTCAACATTTAGATTATCGACAACAACCTGAATCATCGGCTTTCCGTTAACCTCAATCAGTGGTTTTGGGAAGGTATAACCAGCCTGTGAAAAGCGCGAGCCTGCGCCAGCCATTGGTATCAAAACATTCATCTTTTCGTTCCTCCAAGCAACTGGCTTTTTGCCGCGAGTTTCAATCTCATCGACATAACGCATCAGGTTATTTTTATTTAAATCATCAGCATTCTTAATTGCAAAGAGGTTAGCCCCAGAACTTAGTGCGCCTTCTCTGCCAATATGCGAATCCTCGACGATTATAGTATTCGCAGGTGTTGAATCTAGCGACACTATGCATTGCCAATACATCTCTGGATGTGGCTTGTGGTGCTTTACATCTTCGTTGCTCATGATGTAACTGACATACTTCAATACGCCAATTGCATCCAGCGCCGTGATTACCGTATCCCTAATTGCATTACTGGCTACAGCAATTTTCCATCCGCGCTCTTTGAGCGTCTGCATGATGTCAATCGCAACATAGTTCTTTGGGAACTCGGCCAATATTTTTAGTGTTGCAGACTGCTTATCTTCCCAGACCTGCTGATGCTTTGACTCTGGAAGTCCTTTATCCTGGCTGAGCATTTTAAGTTTTGTTGTAGTTCCAAGACCGTCATACTTTGACAAATGCTCATCGCGAGTAATCACATATTTTGGGTCAACCCTACTGAGTGCGATATTTAGGGAGTCATAGTGCACATCCCTTGATTCAATAAGAACACCATCAAGGTCAAAGATGACTAGGAAGTTACTTTTCATGTGGATTCGGTCCTGCGTGTCTATGCCACTTGTTATGGCGAACAATACTTCTGCCATTACATTTCATCACATATTTGTTTCTAACGCGCATAGACCACTCAACATCTTCTTCCTCATTCCAGCCGCGCGATTCGTCAAGTGGTTCTTCAAGCATCACATGTTTTTTAATGATAAAGAAGCCGCCAGAAATATACATGTACTGCGTTTGTGTCCAGTCGTTATAGTCAAGCGACCATGCCCTACCATGCCCAGGCTTATCCCATAGCGACCAGTCCATAGGGTTTCGTGCGCCAGTAATCAAATACTGTGGGCATGAACAAATATCCCATGCCGTTCCAAACTTCTTAAATTCTTCGTACCATTTAGCGTCAAAAATGTGGTAGTCATGCATCAGAACAATGTTCTCGTACTTTGCGTTCTGAACAAGAATGTTCTTCTTACGAGTAATCCACCTTGGCTTTACCGACTCGTCAAAGTCAATCTTGACAATGTCTTCGCCATCTATGCCAGAAGAATCTCCACCACCAACAAAAAGTATTTCGTATTCAGGAATGCTAAGACTGCGGATATTTTCAACTATTTGATTGAGGCGATTCTTATCCTCGTAAACAGTGATTATCCCAAATGTCCAAGCAATGTCATGCATTCTCCGCACCTTCTAATATTGAGCGGTAAACATGGTTCCATTCTGGTCCGCGCTTTTCCATAGTGAAAAGATTCTTCACATTCTCAAGATTTACTTCAACCTCATCACGGCGCATGACTGGGTCCATAAGTTCGTTTAGGTGGTAGTCCCACTCGCTCTTATTGCGGGCGACTCTTCCAACTCCATGACTTGCCATAAATTCGTATTCTGGAGACCATGACGCAATAAATGGAACTCCAGCAGCGACATACTCAAGTCCCTTGATAAAAGACTTTGCATAATTAAACTGCACATCATTCAAAGGAACGATTCCAATATCGATTGGCGTAAATAGTTTTGGATAATCAAGAATTGGAACCAGCGGCAGAATTGTCGTGCTATCTCTGCTAATTCCAAGTTGGTCTGCAGCATGAGCAGCATTCATGTGCAAATGCCCAGAGTGATGGAACTTTAGACCGTTGCTATTTATAAATGAGCCAACTGAATCTGCTACAGACTCAAGGTCGCTTGACCTCCAAGGAGTAGCGCCAACCCAACCGATTGTTGGTTTATCAACGAAATTGACTGGCTTTCTCTTCCACCTATCTAAGTCAATGCCATTGCGAACCATAAATACATTGTCATTCATTTTTGAGTAGTACTCACCAAGGAATGGCGTTGAAACAACGATGGCGTCGGCAAGCGAGATGATTTTGTTGTAAATGTCTCGGTTATTTTCTGGGCTTTTTTCTGGGTCGGTTACATCGTAGGCTCGGTTAGTCTTTTCAAGACCGTCGTGCCAGTCGTCAATGTCGACCACGATAATCTGCCCCATTGCCTTTGCTTTTTCCATCTCATCAAGAATGCGCTGATGCATGATGAGTTTAAAAACGATTATGTCCCAGCCGTGAATTGCCTTTTCATCTTCGACCATTAAGCCAAATCCGTGCGCCTCATTGAACCCAGGGAAACCCATTCCAGTTCCCCACTTATGCTTCTTCAGTTCCCTGGATGGGAGCAGGCAGCGGTACCAGCCGCACCCATTTGGCTGAAGTGGTTTTGTTCCCCACGACCAGTCGAATGTCAAGAAGGCAATGTTAGGGTCATTCATATTATTGAGCAGTATAGCCGAAATATTTATCGAATGGTACACTTACTATTATGATATTTCCTTCAACGCCAAAAATAGGCCCCGATGAATTACTTGAAATAAGCAAATTCCAAGTTGAAGACCTTGGAAGCGGAATCGTCGTTTTCAGGAGTGCATTTAATGTTGAAAAGTTTGTTTTATCCCACATAGATGAATGCGCGGAAGAGGCACATAAAGGTCGCTGGAATTACATCGTTGGGGAAGACGGGATTGACTACGGAATCAATGAAGATGGCTTCAGGTACAGGATGGAAGATGTTCCAGCCGCTCCTGTTCGCCTGCTCGCCCCAGTGACAGATGAGACATCACAGGAAATTACAGATTATTTTGTCTACCTAGAGGACACCATCTACAAATGCCTGCTTCGCTATATAGACATGTTCCCATTGATAATTGGCAGTCTGTGGTGGAAAACTCGCGGACATGTCCTTAGATATAGCGGTCAAGGAATTCTTGGCTGGCATCAGGACAACGACACCAACTACAAGGTAACTGGCGGAGTCAGATACTACCCCAAGGGCATGGTTGCATCACGCCAGACTGCTGGTGCACTTGCATACTTTAACGACCAAGTGGAAACAGAAGAAGAAGTGAATGGAGAAAACTTCTGCGGTGGAAGCCTAAAGTTTCCGTACTTGGGTATTGAATATAAGCCTAGAAAAGGTGACATTGTTTTCTTTCCGACGAACTATGTCGTCTCGCACGGCGTAACAAAAATGACTGCTGGAACAAGATACGCCTACCTGACATTCTTTGGCCAAGGTGCAGATGACGCGGATGCCAACATCAGAATCGTTGAATCCAAAGACAGCACAGAATGGTGCCCGCCAGTATGGTTTGACGAGATTTATGATGACTACGAGAGATACTGTAAGTCAGAATATTCTCCATGGATGAATCCTCCAGAGGGCCTAGAGGTTGGTTCAAACCCAGTTTTCCAGAATAGGTGTGTCACCCAGTACGGCGGAACACATACAGCCCAGGAGATTGGGAAAGAATAATTGCCATGACTCATTCCATGCTCGGGAAAATGTACATCAAATTTGATGTTGATTCATTTGAGCAGAATATTGGCATGATTAAGAGCGATTTAGTAAATAGAAAAGTACTCATATTCAAGAATGTACAAATGCCTTTTGAGACAATTGAATTTATTTTAAAACAAATACATAGCGATAGCAACTACATAGCAGTTGAAGAAGGAAGAACAAGCAGGCAGTTGTTTGATTTTTATGAGGCTAATAAAAAGCCACTTCCTACGGCTAATGAATATTTTTCAAGGTGGGGAGTAGATAGGTGGCATATCGACGACTCCTGGAAAGAATTAGTCGTAGATATAAGTTGCATGCACATGACAAAAAGTTCAAACACTGGAGGGAATACAAGGTTCGTTGACCTGGAGCGAGCATATGACTGCCTAGACCAGAAGGATATTGATTTCATAAGAAGAATGGTTTCTCCAGGATGGAATGCGGATATCAATGAGCCTCCAATGTATAGGAAGCCAGAATTTATGCACCCATCGATTAGGTTGCATCCAGTTACTGGGAAACGCTCAATATTCTACAACGGTCAAAACACTGTTGCAAAAGATAATGACAAGTGGGTTGAATACAAATTAAAACTGCTTGAGATATTTGAGCAAAAAGAAAACATGATTGAAATACCATGGGAAGATGGCGATTTAGTCATTTGGGATAACCGCTCTGTTGCTCATGCGGTGATGGGTGGATATCGTCGCGGCGAGCGAATTTACAATAAGATTGAAATTGGACAATCTCCAGTTTTGACGGAAGCGTAGTATGAAAAACACCGATTTATATATTTACGATGGCTGGGAAGATGTAGTCATAAATCAGGAAGATAAAAAACATATCCACCTGATTGAGAATTTTATATCTAAGGAAGACCTTGAACTTATTCAGGACTTCTGCAGGGAAGCAGAATACATCAAATCAAATCCAATGCTCCCAATTGAGTCAATATCGAGCGTTGTAGATAATTATGAAACTGAAATAACCCATGTTCTCAGGGGATATAGAAATAAAATTTATCCGCTTCTTGAGGCAATTTTTGATTGCGAAATAAATCCAGATTCTGGGTATTCGGAAATAATCAATATTGCACGATACATTCCTGGAACCGCACTTAACGAGCATGCTGACAAAGTTTGCGAGTCATGGCGTGACCTAAGCAATGTTCTATATTTCAACGACAATTATGAAGGTGGAGAGATTTACTTCACTCAATATGGGCTTGAGTTCAAGCCACAAGCAGGTTCACTGCTCCTATTTCCATCTGCGGCAAACTTTTCTCATGGAGTTAAAGAAATAAAATCTGGGAACAGACTAGCAACCAGCACATTTTGGGTTGTTAAAAAATGGAATAGCATTGACTATTCCGACTGGAAGAGTTACTCAGTCTCGTAAAGTTTTCCAGTTAGAACAAGTTTTTGCTCAGTATTCCTAGTTTTAAAACTCTCCAGAAGATGCATTACGCTTTCGTTATTAGCGTGTGGTGGCTCTCCATGGCCATACCAACGCAAATATGCATATCTTTCCCCTTCTGTAACTGGTGAAACTTCATGGCAGCCCATATACGAAGACGGATATACAAGCACAGAGCCAGTTTTTGGTTTTGTAGTTATTCCCCATGGTCGATATGAAATATCACCGCCAACAAAATCCTCATTCAAAAACGCTCCAACAGTAAGGATGTTGTAAATGGGTATTGTATTTATTGGGGTCACATTATCTTCTGCGTATGCAATATTGCAGTCGGAATGCGGACCAATGGATTGTCCATTTTCGTATTTAATGATATAGCCGTTAGTTACCCATCTAATATTCTCAATAACAACTGGGAATACCTTGCAGTATTCAACTACGCATCGGTGCATTGCTTGCTGAAGAGTTGAAATTAATTCTTTATCTTTTCCATTAAAAGAAGAAAGGTCGGTATATCTTGTTGGGGAATATTTGATGTGCTCTATCGGTATTTTGTATGCCCCCTCTGTATGCACGGAGCCATCATCATCAATTATCTTGTTTTCGCGCCTAGTGGTATTTTCGAGGCTTTTTTTGAACGATTCAAAATGCTCTTTGTCAATGCTGAATACATTGTTAAACTGCATAATGCCGTTACCTAGGTGCGAAACAATCATACTGGCCCAATCTTAACTTTTTCCTGGTTGTAATTCCACATGCTAACATCATCACGAAATTTTTTAGCCCACTGATATTTGTGGGCGATTTCTTCAGTTGTAACAAAGTCTGTTCTTGCATGTGCAAAAAAGGATAAGAAAGCCCATCTATTCCCAGATGTAATTCTTTTAACCCCATGACAGCCCATAAAATTTGATGGGTATATTAAGCCGTCTCCAGCATCTAATTTTATATCAGTTCCAATAATTGGGAATTCAAACTCACCGCCAGAAAAATCATTATTTAGGACAATTGAAGTACTGAGGGTGTTATTAATTGCGCTATTTGACAAAACCTCAATAGAATCACTTTTGTATGATGCCGAGCAGTCAGAATGTGCTCCCATGAGCGCATCCTTTGAATACTTTATGTAGTGAAACTGCTTGTGCTCTGTTATGCACTCAATTGCAGTAGGAAACACTTTGCAGTAACTTACTGCAGCATCGTATATTAATTGGACAAGCCTTTGCGTGAAATAAATAGAATCAATATTTTCTGAAAACCTTAACGGGTAGTCTTTGCCATTGGTTTCTGGGTCGTACTCATATCCACCCTTGGAATAAAGTTTTCCATCAATCTTCTCGAATCCTTGCGGTGTGCAATTTTTCTCAATTTCATCGATATCAAACTCAGCAATTTCATGTTCTGGGACTAATCCCCTAAAAATCATTACGCCATTTCCTATGTGCTCCATTTTCATGAATGCATGCTTTCGATAAGGTGCCATGCTGGCCAATTTCTATTTACATTTGTTTCCTCAAGATGCGCCCTAAAGTCCTCTCGAAGTGTGGGCATGTATACATTCGTTGATACTTTTGCAAGTTCTGGCTGCGACACTGGGTCTGCTATAAATTCATTTACTTCTGGATTTGGAGAGCCGTGAGCGTACCAGCCAAGATATGTATATCTACTCCCATGCGTAACTGGTCTTACTTCATGAGCGGCGACGAAGTTAGACGGAAACATCAAAATATCGCCACGATTTGCTTGGTACCTAATATTTAGGTAATTAAAAAAATGACTACCACCCATGAAATTGTCATTTAGATAGATAATGCACGAAAGCGTATTTCTGGTGGCCAACTGGTCTGACGGGTGTGGATAGCCATATGCATAGTCGGCACTTGTATCAGAGTGAGGGCCAAGGAACCTTCCTCCATGGTCAACTGAATACGAGACAATGTGTCCTTTTACCTTCCACCATATATTTTTATAGGCGAGCGGGAACTGCACAAGATACTTAAGCAGGTATTTATCTTTTGATTCTTCAAGGAATTTTAAGAACTCTATAACTTCTGGTCTTGTATCCCTGTGAATTGATGAGCCACGACGAGGCATATTCATCGTGTCTTCATAATCAAAGAAGTAGCCGCTTTTATTTATAAATCCCTTTTTCCCAGTTTCTGGGTCAACTCCTTCCTTGTACATATCTGCCATTTCGGCGGCAACTGCAGTTTCGGCAAAATTGCATGCCCAATCAAAGTCAAAGGTTAATGCATCTCTGAATACAATTACCCCACCGCCTAGGTGTTCTGGTTGGACATCATTGTAAATCATTTTTAGTTCTTTCCTTAATCACTTCCTCTGTGGTGCCGTTGCTCTTATTACTTCTATTTAGAGGGAGTGTAAGCATGTGATTGTTATCCAGACTTTTTCCATATTTATTTTTCAAATAATTAGCATAGTCCTCAAATACTTCTGGCATCCATACTTGAGATGATTTTAGTTTAAATGCTCCAGCGTCAGATGGGCATACACCTTTGCCTGGGTCTTCTGAGCCATGAGAGAAGTAGGATATATATGCGTATCTTGAGCCGCCAAAGCATTCTTTGACCCTATGGGTTCCCATATAGTTTGATGGGAACATGATTACATCGCCAGACTTTGGCTTATAACAAATACCCAAATAAGCAAACTCAAGTTCGCCGCCAACATACTGATATTTCCCGCATTCTTCAATAGAGTCGACTGAATCGTTAAAGTACATTATTGCCCCAACAACATGTCGTGTAGCAACCTGCATGTCTGGTATTGCGCCAGGCTGGTAATTTACATCATTGTCAGAATGAAAACCCATATCTGATTCACTCCGATACGCGACTACATGTCCTTGTGTTTTCCACCATAGAGAAGGAAGAATCATCGGAAAATGCTCGATGTATCTTAATAAGCATGAATAAATTGCATCTTCGCATTTATTAAAAAATATATACTTTTCATCTTTTTCATCATCTGGGGCAAATCCCATAATTCGATTAACCCTGTAAATATCGCTGAGTGGATACCTGTGTCCAGAGCGATTAATTGCGTATAACTCATTCCCATCATCATCATGAATTACGGTGAAATCTTCGTGAACCACTTTTTGATGAAGTTCAGCAAGATACGGAATTAAGGAATCATGGTCTATTTCAACCGTATTTTTAAATACGAGAACTCCGCCGCCGAGATTCTCAACCTGCATATCAGAGAACCGCGTCTATCGCTTCCCTAATTGTCCAAGCAGCGCCATGCACAAGAGGCTTATCAGCAAGTGGCCAATCTTGCCAATTGAAGCGCGAGATAAACACTCCATCTCGGCTGAGCAAAAATTTTTCCCAATTGTGCGGAATGCGCATCATCGCTTGCATCGCTTTATTCTGGCCGCGTTGCGCCGTCTCGGATGAGTCGGCGGTATTGTCACTAAAATTGCGAAGTTCTGGACCTTTTAGATATGTGTAAATTGGGTGTTCATTTGGTCCATTTACATCAATTTTTTCAGTTATTGGGAATGTTACAAATGGATAGTTGCAAGAGATAAATGCTGAAATCTCTTTATTGCTTCTTGGCTCCATCCCGCCAAATTGATTGCAAGGAAATCCGACAACGCTAAATCCTCTGTCTTTGAATTCATCATGAACTTGCTGAAGTTCCCATAGTTGCCTAGATGCTCTTGCATATGACCACAGCCTGCTGCATGTTGGTTCATAGCCGCATTTCGACGAGATATTCACGAACAGTGAAACCTTGCCTTTTACAGAATCGAGGATGTTTTCTTTGCCGTCGATTGAAGCGATACTCATGTCGTATGCAAAATTCACGAATGCCTCTTTACCGTAATTGGTGCTGTCATAAATTCTCCGATACTTACTTTTCCAGTGTAAATATCCATTCCATCTAACTTCTTAAAAGCAATCTCTATATTTGTAGTCATTGGTGTTTCTACATCAAATTTCGCGCAAAACGAATCTTCCTCAAGTGAATATGATTTGAATTTAGCGCTTCCACGCTGGTTCGATATTTCCGCTTCTTTTGTCATATCATCTATGAGCAAAAGAAAGTCTTCGCTCCCAAACGGAGTGCTTGCTGAGATGACGAAACTATTTCCGTAATTTTGATTATGCATATTGTGGTCCATAACTTTGATGGGTTCTATCGTTCCAGTCAAACATTGTAACAGCAGAATACTTAGTCCCAGAACTTACTGGTTTTGATGCATGAGCATAGATATAGGTAGAGGGGAAGAAAACTATGTCTCCATACGATGGCTTGAATGTGATGTCTAAATATGGGAACCAGAGTTCTCCACCTTCATACTCATCATTCAGGTACATAACCGAGGAGAGCGTGCAATTGTAAGAAAATCCAGAATCCGAATGCACAGCAAAATGCTGTCCAGTCCTATACCGAACATAGTTAATCGCCTCCCTGTAGTCCATCTTTATGTTGTACACGCTCTGATAGTGGTTCAGGCAAGCATTCAAAGCGTTTACAGTGTCATCATAGATATTCTTTAGTTCTGAAAACTCAGAAGGCAAATTCTCCAAATGCCTATCGCTAAGTTTGCAGTCAACACAGTCCCTATAGTCTGGCATTTTTTGACTGTCGCCAACTAGCGCATCCATCCACATAAAAGGCGCTGTTGAACTAGAGCCGATTGTATTTTCAAGCCGCTCGACTAAGTTCATCTTTTTTTTGAGCATATTCCTGTATACAAGCATGCCCATCTTTGGGTCGCCAACATATTCAACTTGAATTTCGTTACTCATTTAGTTCTCCATATAAAAGCCGTTATTTGTTAATGCTAGTGGCTTATTGTCATTTGTCCAAACATTCACTATCAAAACTCGCCTTATTCCAGACTCTGTTGGAGTTGTATTATGCACAATATGACCAGCATCAAAAATGACGAGCCTATTTGGCTTAAATGCAATCCTTTCACGACGCTCAATTGGGGATAGTACTGCATCTAGGACTCCCCTCTCAAGTGCAGAAGTATCTCCATCTCGGAGCCTATGTTCATGCAATTCCAGAAAACCACCCTCAACAGACTCAAAGTCTGGGTAATAAACACAACCAGTTATTGGGCCACTAAATACCTGAGCATCTTTATAAAGATGAGAATCCTCATCTACATGCGGGGATAGGTACTGGCCAGGTTTAAATGTTTTAGTCCAGTACTCAAATCCGCATATATCTTTCTCTGGAAGCGGAAGGTTATCTTTCCATATTTCTTGGATGACGCGCTTTTTGAGGGTGTTTGCGGAGGAACTCCACCACCCATCCCAGAACATATAGGGCGAAAAGCACTTTGATTCTGGGTCATGGTACTGATGAACGGAATAATTTACTTTTTTTGCATCGCCCATAGATTCAGGGAAAAACGACTTGTCATCTCTTATTTCCTGCAGAAGAGACTCGTCTTTAATGAAATCATCTAGTACTTTCACTTCTTGGTCACAATCGTAAAGCCATAGTGCAGAGGAATGTGGTATACAAAAACAGAATCATTGCCCTTTAATTCTTCATGCAGGTCGTGCATCGGGTGTCCGTATGTATCATTGTCATACAGAAATGCCCAGTCCGATGTTCCGTTTATGAGCATTAGGCCATTATCGCCAAGCATGTCAACAAAGTATTCTGCCCGCGATAAAGACATATCAATTTGATTTGCCCAAATTTCAATCAAGTCAAATCTGCTACTGCACCCGCCAACCACATCTTGCATTGTTAGTACATCATACTCCAACTTTGAAAATCTTTCATTTATTGATGTGAAGCACTTTTCAAAATTATCCAACGATACGCCATTAAGCAATGTAGTTTTAATCCCACTTTCGCAGCATTGGGCAACTCTTGTGCTTGAATAATCTGGCCCACAAATCAAAACGCTTGATGGATTTTTAAGACCGTAAATTAGGTCTTGGAAAATTTGCGAGATGGTGTATGTCCTGAATGTTCTTTCATTTGTCTCTTCAAACATCTCCCACGGGAATATAGCCATATCAACTCCGCCAGTTGCTATGTTTCTCCTATCGAAGTTAATTGAAGAAGTATGCTCCGCCATCAACTTTGACGAATACCCGTAGTATTTTCCAGGGAAACCATCTTGATGCGATGGGGTATTCGAAAATATATCTGCAAGTTTGGCAAGGTTATAGTTAGTTTCCATTAGTAATCACCTGAACTTTATGATGGGCTCTGCGTATTCCCCTTAACAGCGCGATGTTTTTGCGCTTGATGTATGTTTGGCTGGCTATATCAGATGGCTGACCATGCTTGTATTTATAGGTATTGCGCACCTTGTCAACAATGTCGTCTATTTTTAACAAACTTACATCATCATCAGAAAACCCCAGGATGTACATATATGCATAAAATTCTGACCTATTAAATTCAAGGTCTAAGTCAGGATTGTATTTAGAGCACTGCTTGCCGTTATCTAAATCTGATGGAGAGTTCCATGAAACGGTTCCAGTAGATGGAAGAATGGAGACTGGCTCGCCATATAGGTGACAGTGTGCTGTCTCGCCATTACCGACAATCCATGTCTCGTTTTGCTTATCCCAATAAATTCTTGAACTATCAAGTGATTTAAAATCAACTGGGTCTATCCCGATTATCGGCTCATTTTGCATTATCTAACAACTTTTTGTAAGCAGAAACTTCATGCAATAAGCAGAAGTATGAGTCATACAGGGCCGAAGATGGTTCTACTGGAATCTCCTCAAGCGAAAAAGCATCAACGCCGAGTATTGATTCAAGGGTTGAAATTGACCTCTCTAGGTACAACTTTGCCTGCTGCCTTGCAAAATCATTCATTGAGGCTCATCCAGTTTTGGCAAACCAGTAAATGTCGGGCCTATTCTATTCCCATCAGCGTCTAGTCCAGTACGAATGCCTTTTGTCCATGTCCACGGGTTTTCCATCTGATTCTTCATCTTCATGTCTCCGTACTTCTGGCGAGAAGCGACTAGTTCGGTATCATCCCAAAGGGATTCTGTTTCAATCTTTACATTCTCAAGAACAGTTGAGTCAAAGATATTAAAGAACATAAATGGCATGCCAGCAGGGAATACGACTGGCTCATTCACCTTGTTAATCATCCAGTTCATCTCGAATGTATCTGGCCACCACTGGCTTGGGATAATTGCTGAAAGCGCCTCAGCGCCGTCCAGAAAGTAGTTTGGTGAGCCACCTATAAATAGAGAGTACGGCTCTTCTGTCCTGAAAGCATAGCCAACCCTGAAGGAGACCATTCCTATGATATTTCCGCTCGCAATTACCTGGTCTCCGAGAATTCCTCCGCTAATGATATTTGGTGGTGTATTTGAGCCATCCCATTCAACAACTACCTCTTGTTGTAATTGGAGTTCCCATCCGTACACATTTGCATATGTCATTGGTAAGCATTGATATGCGTGCTTATTGTATGTTGCATCCATCCAGTCACGCTTTAGTCGTGACTGTTCAACCTTTGGGGGATTATTTGATGCTTGCAGTAGTTTAAGTATTGTCATTTTTTTATATCCTATCAGGGTGCTTTTATAGTTCTGTCACAGAATAAAATGCTGGGGTTGTGAACCTTTCTCCAGAGGTAACCATTTTTACCCCGTGAAGGTAATGGATATCTCCTGGATGGATTACTGCAAGTCCAGGCCGAGGCTTGACAACCAAATCATGCTCTGGATAGTAAAGTTCACCGCCATCAAATTCATCGTTATAGTAAAAAAGCGCATTTAAGTCATAGTCGGTAAATGGATTTGGCGAACCATCGTTTAGTTGCTTATCTGCATGCGGGCGCTGCTCAATGCCCTTGAACCATCGAACTATTACTGGGCTTCTTTTGTCTAGTTTTACCTTGAAAAAATCCTCTGCGTATTTCTGCATTTTTATAATGTAGAAATCAACCAGGTCGTGTATTTCTTGGCTTTGCTTCTTAATCAAATGCGCTGGGCACTGGCGGTCATTCCAGTAATCCGCATCATATGTGCAGATGCCATTTTGGTCGTACTGATTTTCTTTGATTGGATTGTCCCATTCAGTAATTGACTTTGAAAACTCATATATTTTTTTAACATCATTTATGTCAATAAAGTTTTCTAGTATCCTAATATTATCTTTTGATTTCCCGAAGTATCCAGGCGGAACTAGCCATGGGGGTGTCATGGTTATATCCTAACTGATTAGATTGCCCTAAAAAATGTATTTATTGAAAATCTCTGTCCTCTGGTAATTTTCTCAATCTCATGGACCATCAACTTTGTTGAAGTGTTGCTTAAAAAAATAGCAGAACCTGCCAGTGGTTTCCACGAAACACCTAGTTCTTCAAAGATTATAGAACCACCATCAAAATCATCATTCAAGAAAACAAAGCAACTAAAATCAATATCGACCAACTCTTGACCGTTTAATACTGGTCCATCTTGGTGGGGCGGCATACTCGCCCCAACACTCCCGCGGCGAAGAATCGATGCCATTAGTTCTAATTCTTTAATGCCGAACATTCTTTTTATATGTTCAGAAACTGACATAATATACTTATCTGTTAAATACCACAATTCACTATCCTCGCGGTAATTAACTGAAAAGCCATTATCATTCATCGGATTTGGATTGGGGGAAAAAGAAGGAATGTAATACGATGACCCGTTCCTTAGTTTTGTTGGCGCTTCCTCCCAACCCATATTGCCCGCAGTATTATCGGCAGTCGATATCTGCTTTCCTTCTTCGGTAACTTCTGAATTAAACCGATTTGATGATTTAAATATTAAATCAATAATTTTTTCAGCGTCGTCTTTGGAAATAAAGTCTGGGACGATTGTCAAACTAGTTTTTTGTTGCTGCATGTGAATTATTTTTTACTTAAAATTTCTTGGTTGAACAAAGTATTGGTTGAATTTTCATAATCACTAATGTATCTATATAACTTAAAATCTAATTGATGTCTTGTTTCAAGGTACTCTCTTGTCCACGCTGGAAGAATCTCCTCAATGTGCTCGTGTCTCCTAGAACCAATGTGATTTTGCTGAAAGTTGTCTTCTATCCTGTATCCAAAGTAATTCATTACCAATTTGAAAAGGCGAAATTTTGATTCAAATGTACCGAGAACTATGTTTAGGTCTTTTATTTGAGTCAATATTGAATCCAGTGGACCGTCTGCTGCTCCAACTAAATCAAGTTTACCAATATTGTTTTTTATCAGTTTTCCAGTTAGGTAGCCAACCTGTGGATTTTGCTGACCGCAATACGGTGTGTCTAAATTGCTGAATTTTGAATCATGGACTAACCACTCTGTTGCGTATTTTTTCATATCGGCATTGTTAATATTTTTCATCAAATAGGATAAACAACTGATTTGGTGTTCGTATGGGTCTCTAATTATGCTGATTGATTTTAAAGAAGACGCAGTCTTTATTGGTGATACCGAGAAATGCCCGTGTGAAAAATTATAAGCCGATAATAATTTTATCTGTTCATGTTCAGAAAGATTTACAAACTCCCTTTGACCACATGAAACAGTTGAATGCATGTACTTGTCAAAAAATATATCTTGGACATCTTTTGTAAACGATGAACCCGATGTTCTTGGGATGTGGAGAAAGTGCAGTCTCTCTATGTCCATGTACTAAACAGTACTACCCATGCCTACTTAAAAGCGGGTGGGAAGAAAGGCGGGAAGTAAGGTGGGAAAAACGGAGGAAAGAATGGCGGGAAAAACGGTGGGAAGAATGGTGGGAAAAACGGAGGAAAGAATGGCGGGAAGTACGGAGGCGCCACAGGTGTGACAGAGTTTGAAGAAGCAGAGTTTGCGCTATTCCCATACACGCTTTCTGCACGCACTACAAATGTGTACGCCGTGCCATTTGTAAGACCAGTAACAACAAGAGAAGTCACATTGACTCCAGTTTTCACGATTCCACCAGGACTTGAAGTAGCCCTGTATGTAACGCCAGCAGCGCCAGCGGTTCCAGCGGCTCCTTGTGTAAAGGTCACGGTTGCTTGAGCATTTCCAGCAGTTGCTGTTCCGATTGTCGGTGCACTTGGCGCAACACCTGGAGTGACCGAGTTTGAAGCAGCAGATGTACTTGAGCCGTATGTGTTTGATGCTGTCACCGTAAATGTATATGCGGTTCCGTTTGTAAGGCCAGAAACGGTAATTGGAGATGCACCAGTGCCAGTAAGGTTTCCAGGAGATGATGTTGCGGTGTAAGTTACACCACCAGAACCAGCAGAACCAGCAGTATAAGCAACAGTTGCAGAGCCGTTCCCAGGAGTTGCAGTGCCAATTGTTGGAGCACTTGGTTTAATTCCAGGGGTGATGGAGTTCGAAGAGGAAGAAGCAACAGACTGGGTTCCAGTATTTGATATTGCGGTAACAGTAAAAGTTACAGCAGTACCAGCCGTAAGGCCAGTTACGGTAATCGGAGAACTCGCTCCAGTTCCTGTTTGACCAGTACTCGCATTGATTCGATATGTCAGCGTACCTTTCCCAGCATATGTTGGCGCAGTAAATGGAACTGAGGCGTTGCCATTTGTGTTGTCAAATGTGGCTGTTCCAATTGTCGGCGTACCTGGCTGTTTTCCACCAGAATCTTTAAATATAGCCATTATGCGCTCAAGTCTCCCAGGGCCACC